AGGTCCGTCGGCAGTAAATTTAAACAAAAACTAAGGAAGGAATAAATATTATGGATAAGACTTTTATAGTCATCTTTACCTTTCTCGGTTTGATGACTCTATTAGCCACCTATATGCTGGTGGTGGTGCTGTGAGTAAGGGGAAATCAAAAAGAAAAGCATGGGAAGGACCCACCACCGCTAATGGTAAAACTACAACAAGGACTGAAGCCTATAAAGAAGCCTATGAAAGAACTTATGGTAAAAAAGCGCCGATGTCTAAAACAATAAAAGAATCTACGTTTAAAGTAGACCCGGATAACGAGGATTATGAATAATACTATAAAAACGAAGAAATGTACTATGTGTGGTGAAGTAAAATCTTTAACGGATTATTATGTAGACAACCGAAATAATTTGCTGCATCGTAAATGCAAAGATTGTGAGAATGAACTTACTGCCAAGCGTAGAAGTACAGAAAGAGGATTTTTAAAACATAGATATAATAACATGCGTAGAAATCCTGAGACCCAACAACGTGGTCGACGCAATAAACGCCTTTTCACTTTTGACGAACTTCTTACTGCATTCGAAAAACATAAAAGCATATATGGAATGAGAAGTGCCTGGGGACCAGGACCTAAACATCTAGAACAGCATTTACCTCTCACAACGATTGCCCAAGGAACGAAACGTGGTAATGGAAAAAAGGCGCCACGACAATGGTCTAATTTAAGTATAGACAGACTGGATTCAAACCGAGACTACACTTTACAAAATATAATATTTATTAGAAATGATGAAAACACTAGAAAAAAAGACACCACCTACGAAGACTGTAAAATACAGATAAGGCTGCATGAGGAAAGATTTAAAAATGAAATGGAATAAACTTTATAACTATCCTCCTTGTACCAGGAGTACAACGGACGGCCTTAGAACGTATGATGTAGGTAAGGAAAAACTACCGAGCGTTACGACCGTACTTGGGGCCACTAAGAGTCAACAGGCGCAGGAGTCTATCAATAATTGGAAGGTGAGAGTGGGCGAGGAGCAAGCGACAAGGGTCAGGGATCAAGCGGCTGCAAGAGGAACCAATATGCATACGCACCTGGAAGCTCATGTTTTAGGTAAAGGTCATTTAGATTTAACGCCCGAAGGCAAGATTGCAAAGGCGATGTCGGAGACGATAATTGCTAAAGGATTCAATGATTTACAAGAAATTTGGGGGAGTGAAGTGGTTGTTTACTATCCTGGATTATACGCCGGCGCGACAGATCTTGTTGGGGTCTACGACTATGAAGATAGTATAATAGATTTTAAACAGAGTAATAAACCGAAACGTAAGGAGTGGATTGAAGATTATCTCGTACAACTGGGGGCCTATGCGATGGCTCACAACTACGTGTATAAGACGGAAATTACTCAGGGGGTTATTCTGATGTGTACTCCGGATAATTATTTCCAAAAGTTTACAGTTAAGGGGAAAGAATTTATTAAATATCAACATCAATTTTTAGAAAGGGTAGATAAATACTATGAACAACAAAACAATTAAGGCTGTTGAAAAACGGATCTTAAAGACCATGATGGAAGACGAGAAGGAATTAAGAGTCTTGTTAGAAACGGAAACAAATGGTGTTCCCGAGCGACAGCTGGATGGACTTATGGTCAAAATAGAGCAGCTTCTTGGCAGAATTATGGTCAATCAGAACAAGCTTTTATTATTACAAGATATTACAGATGAATAGAACCGAATTACAAGTTGGGGTGGAAGCTAAATTTAACGGGGAACGGCCTCGAAGTCATTGCAATCAGCTTCTTAACCTCTTTTTTCCATGTTTCACAATCATGGAAAACTCATTTTGTCTAGGTTGTAATGACGTCCGTAAATCAAGGTGCGACATTTATGTCGCACTTTGGTGCCTTATTCTTGCCACAAGTGACTGGCGACAAGGGTGTGCGGTGATGTCGCACCCTGTTTTACGCCATTATCACCCCACTATAGGTTTTTTGAAAATATCAAATTATGAAAACAGCACTTTTAACAATGGGGTGATGGGGTGATTGGGGTGATCTCTCAATAAAATCAAGGGTTTTAGAGGGTGTGACAATTTGTGCTTAAATAAGCATTGGTATAAGCCACTGATTTTATCATAGGGGCCGCGAGGAACTTTTGGTTCCAAAAAGTAGAAAAAATATTTTTGAAATGCTATAGGGGTAAAAGTATGATAGGAAGAAACAAGAATTGGACCGGTCCTTCGGACTGGATTGAGGAATTTAATAAGGTACACAACCCAGATTATTATTATGGCAAACAACAGAAAACCCAAAAGAAGAAAACCCAGAAGAAGAAAACAAGTCGTACCAAGTCAACCGAACGACATCCCGTATTCAAAGTACAGGATTGAGTGGACCGATGCGTTGAGTGATTCAGGTTGGGCGGACGATAGAGAGTTTAATAGAATGAAATTAGCAAAACCAATTAATGAAGGTTGGTTATTTTCAAAAGACGATACTTCAGTTAAAATATTTGCATCATATGATTTAGATCCAACAACAAAAGATATAACTTTCGGTGATCGTACTATGATTCCTACTTCGTGGGTTGTTAAGATGACTAAGATAGTATAGGCTTTGGTTTTTTATCTTTAGGTTCTTTCTTGGCTTCCTTAGTATCCATCAGTAATGCATGATCGTCTCGGATGGTAGCAATTCTTTTATTTAATTCTTCTTCAGTTAGGTCTTCAATCTTACCCGTTCTAATAATTTTTTGTTCAATATATAAACCACCTACAGTACCTCTTGCTTTTTCTGCGTTAGTTGCTGCGGAGAATGATTTAGATTTAATAGCCTCGTCTCTAATTTTAGCCAGTTCTGTTAAGTGACCACCAAAAGATATGTTGTGTTTTTTGTAGGTTTCTTCTCGTAGTTCTCCAATGTGTTTTACTACTAGAGGATAATGTTTTGGGTCTTGAAGTTGGCTAGCCTTAACCCTAAGTGTGGCGTTGTCCCCTTCATATCCCGCTTCCTTCGTGCATTCATAAGCAAACTTATGGCCCTCAGTAAATACTAATATTTCTGCAAACCTACGTTGCATAGGTGTAAGTCTAGCAGGCAGTCCCGGTTTTTTTCGTGGTTCTATCTTCATATTTTTTTAGTTTTTTAATCAATATTTTATTATGAGCTTGTATGTCTTCTAATTTATGTTCTAGTTCCGCTTTTTGTTTTTGTAACCTTGCGTACCAATTAACACCTACTCTATACACCATAATGTTGACAATATACCTATAATATCTTATATTGTAAACATGAAAGATGACAAAGGAGACTTAGATTTAACTAAGCAAATTGAGAAGTTACAGCGTCAAATTGAGGATCTTAAGGCGGAGTTGTCTCGCGCTAAAGAGGATCATCAGTATGATATACTGGTTCATAAGAAGGAATTAGAGAATTTAAGGAACCCTGTCAAACAATTTAGAAATAAAGGAATTATTTAATGCTTAAAGGTAGAGATTTAATTATGATCTTCGATAGATTCGTAGGTCCAAAGAAAGGAAGTAGTGTGGCTCAGGATGCTCGCGTTCAAGTTCGAACTCCCGATGGAAAACATTATGATGTGATGAGTGTGAATTTAGTTGAAAATAAAATTTTAGGTGCTAGAGAGACACATCGAATAGTGATTTCTACACATGAAGAAGTAGCTGAAATGGGTGCACCAAAGCTCATTGTGTAACCTTCTGTTATTGTCATTATTTTGATGAAACCCGAAACAAAATTATGGCATGAGCTTAAAAGAAATACATCTAAAATTACATGGACAAGAGTTGAAAATACTAGCCTTCTCGGGACTCCTGATCTATTGGGGTATAATACTTCTGGGCACTTTTTTACTGTAGAATTAAAAATAACTTATAATAACAAGATTCGGTTCAGCCCGCACCAAATTGCGTTCCACGTGAAACATCCTAAAAATACTTTCATACTAGCAAAGAAGCCCAGTCAGGCTTCTTGCAAATTGTTTCCAGGTGCCAGTATCTTGTCACTTGTCAAAGAGGGATTTAAAAATCAAGACGCTTGTTGCTTGTCGCTTGCAGCTTTAGAATCTTTTCTCGAGTCGCTTGATGCTTGATGCTTGTAGCTTGCGGCTTGTCGCTTGTAGCTTGCAACCTCAGGTTGTAGTCGCTTGTCGCTTGCGGCTTGTAGCTTGATGCTTGCGGCTTGCAGCTTCCGGAGCTCGGCATAGTGTTTCGGATGGTAAAATGTCATTAGTGTTTAGGATAAGCAACATTAGATATATCATGATTCCAGCATTGTCTACAACTTCCGCATTCGTTATTGTTTTCCTGAGCCGGGCAGGTTTTACCTGCCTGAACTACAGTTGACGTGTGAGGCCAAAAATTTACTGGCCCCTGGTCTATCATATGCGAGGACACACGAATAATTAAATTTTTTGGAACAACAGCCGGATCCATCAGCGTTAAGATCTTAACCTCTCGCGTCGGCATCCAGTGCTGCACCTGCGGGCTGGCGTTGCACACTTCAAAAATATTTTTGAGATGCTGCACCCCCTGAAGGTCGCCTGAGTCGTGCCATCTAAAAAATGGAACCTTGCGGCTGTAATGAGTCACTAGCACGTTCATCGCTTCCACCCATTGCGGATGATTTAAAGAATTCAATCTACGGTTGAGTGCGTCCTTTACATTTGGAAATCTATACCGGCCCTTCATAGCGTAACAGCCGGCGCAGACTGAGCCCGCTACGGCCTGAAGCTTGACGCCAGTCACACACTGCCAGGCCGGCAGGTTGTAGGCGTAGCCGGGCATTTTAGACGGTGAGCTCAGGCCCCCGGTTATTTCTTTCGCTTCTTTTAAATTCATATTTCTAAATCCTATATAATCTTATAATACCAGTTTGTCAAGCGCTTGTTGCTTTTTATTTTTTATTGTTAATTGGAATCATTCTAAACTGCTTGAAGCTTGTTGCTTGCGGCTCGCTGCTTGACGCTTGCGGCTTCTCTCTTCAATCTCTGTAAATAAATTATGTCTTGTTGCATTGCTGCTTGAAGCTTTAAACTTATTTCTTTTTTTACCCAGTTCTCTGAAAAATTTCTCGCAGCTGGTCAGGTATGACGCCGGCAGCTGATCATGCGGCCGCAGGAAATAGTGTGTTAGGTCGTTGTGCTTAATTCTCTTCATGCATCCTCCTTATCGATTTCATTTAAATCTTCATTATCAATACCGTAGGTAAAACTAGAATGATCACCTTTATATTCATAAAATTTTTGATTGCCTTTTGCATCTTGTTTGTACATGGTAAACTTCCACGTCATTAGTGGAAGTTTATCCCATTTATTTTTA